TGTTGCTTCCATGTCCACCTTGTGGGGAAATGATCGCGCGAGCCGTGGCATTGTTTGCGACGATGGTTGTGTTGGACGAAACGTTGACCACGCCTGTATTTCCAGAGATCGTCACATTGGCCCAAGAGTAGTCTTGGCCACGAGAGATCATTTCCACCTTGTAGATCGTATTTGAGGACGCATTGATCAGAGCACGGGCTGTGGCGTTCGATCCGTTTCCAAAGATCGTCACATATGGTGTGATCTCATATTCGGTCGTGGCGTCTGGCGTGACATCAAAAGTGTTTGTGAGGATGATGCGCTTCTGAGAACCGACCACCGTATATTGGGAAATTCGGCCAAGCTGTCCTGCACCCGTTCCACTCTTAAGATAGATCGCAGAGCCGGAGTAGAAGTTGGCATTCGACGACGCATTGGCTTCCAGAGCGAAAATCTGGTTGTTGCCACCGATTGTGAGGTCTTGGAAGAAGCCCGTGTTGAACGAGTTGTAGTCAGTGCCACCGCTTTCGATGGTGATCGTCTCAATCGCTCCGTTGACCGCCGCATTGGCGACCAGTGCGTTTGTGTAGACGGGCATGAAGTTGTCGGTTGAGAACTTGGCGTAGTTGGCCGCCGAGATTTCGTACATGAACTTCCACTGATAGTCGTCTGCTACCTTGATGTAGGTTTCATCGTCCTCTGATGTTTCCGAGAAGAGCGGCTTGGACGTGGAAGCGTTTCCTAGATTGTTCAGACACTTGAAGACGTGATATGATCCGGCTTCGTCAGAGAGCACAGCGAAGTTGGTGTTCTCCAATGAGTCCTTTCGGTCATCATACTTCTGATAGACCGTGTTCGATGTCCAGACGTGCTTCGAAGTCAGCAGAGCAATGTCCGTGTTGGAGATCAGCTTGCCAAAGATCATCATGTCGTGAATATCGTAGGCGATATTGTACGGCGTGTTGTTGGCGTCGGGCGGATTCGCATCGTTCTCGAACGGAGAAGTCTTCGCGGCGAAGACGTAGTAGCGGTTCTGCGTGTTGGCGATTTGATCCTTGTAGATTTCCGCCTGCATGACAGCATGGAGTTTGGTCGAGAGCTTCAGCGACATTTGGAGCCTTTAGGAGATGACGATGCTTGATGAGGTAGTTAGTTCGGTGTCTTCCAATACGGACACCTTCACCACCCGACCAAAGAGCTTCGTTCCCGCCATGTGAAATGACGACTTCAAGAGTGCGGAGTACTTCGACAGCGGAATTCCCGTTTGAATTTCATACGAGTAGGCTTGGTAGTAGTCGTTGTCGTGGATGTACTTGTCGCTGTTCAGGAAGCCGTCTGTGTTACGCCAGAAGCCTTCACCACGTCCAGAGCGGTCCACTTCCGCGATGCCTGTCGAGACAACCGGGTTGCCGTTCGCTTGAAGTTGTAGGGTTTCGCCGTCGATGTAGCCGAAGCCAGAATCGATCATAGCCACTCTTGCGATCACACCATTGGCCGTGACCACATTGCCTTCGACATTGGCATTGAAGCCCATCGGAAGGGACGTAGAGTCTTCGTAGATGTATGTGATGTTGGCAGAGGCATTCGATGTGGCTCCGGTGATTCCGAAGGCCAGTGAGAACTCTGTGTTGATCGAAGTTGGCTTCACCTTCACAACAGATGTGTTGGCGCTCTTAACAATGCCCTTGGCGAATGTGATTGTCGGACTTGCCGTGTTCGATTGCGTATTGCCTGTGGCCCCCGAAGAGTAGCCGGTCACAACCTGTCCCACAGTGAAGGCCGTGCTTCCGATGCGGGTCACTGAGATGTGGGTGGCATTCGCCGCCTTGATCTGTCCCTGTGCGCCTGAGGTCGTTTGCAGGACGCCTTCGCCATTGGCAAAGGTTCCTGTGATGCCTGAGAGTTGCAGGATGTAGCCGGGCGTCGAGACTTGTTGTTGAAGCTCTTCATTGATGAGGAAGACGCCAACAGGATTCGTGATTTCGATCACGAGGTCGCGGTAGTCGAAGCCAGCGACTAGGGGCTCGTAGATCACCACGAACACGTCGGTGTTGTAGTTTTCCCCTGTCGAGACTCCGGCGAGAGATGAGATCGTACCGACTGTTTCAGACGAGAAGGCCAGCATGTCGATGAGAACCGTATCGACGTTTCCAGACGGGAATTTGACGAACCCGTAGGCACCATTGGCCAGTCCTGAGTTGTTCCCAGAAAGGTAGATCGTCTCGAACGGTACGTTGGCCGTGTTGTTGCCACCTGTGAGGTCGCTCCACAGGATCACCGTCTCTTCGTTTGTTAGAGAGCCGATAGAGAAGTCCGCACCTGTGCCTGTCTTCTGATCAGTGACGATGGCATTGGTATTAGACGTGGCCCAGATAAGAGCCGTGTTGGTGTAGAATGTCCCATTCGAATTGAAAAGGCCGATGGTGTCGGTCGCGCCTTCATAGCCTAGGAAGGTCCCTGTGCCGTAGACATTGGCCACGTTCGCTGTGACAGCCGTGTAGACATTGGCCGTTGACCGCAGCGTGTCTGCATTGGCGAAGTTGCCAGACTCAACATTGAGGATGACGTGCGTGACATTGGCCGCGAGAATCGAGCCATTCGCCACGACTGTATTTCCAGAGTCATATCCCTTAATCGTGGCATAGGCGACCGCATTGCCAGCAGGCGAGTTCACGCCAATCATCTGGTTGCGTTGCTGGACTTGTTCGAAGTCTGTGAAGTTCAGGCCAGAGAGATTGTCGATCACCAGAACGAGGTCTGACACCATGACATTCGAGGACATGCGGTAGCCAGAGCCACCGTCATTGAGCACGAAGTTCACACGCCCAGTCTGAGACTCAACGGACAGGACGCGAGCCTTGGCCCCTTTGCCGGAACCGTTGTAGATCGTGAGCACATCACCGATGGAGTTGTTCGCACCACCGTCTGTGATGTCGATATCAATGAGTGAGCCTAGTACGATAGGAGAGTTGAGAATTGTGCCGTCTTGGGTGATACGTTCACGGGCTTCAAACTGGCCACGGACGTTCGACAGAAAGAGCACGTCGAAAATACGGTTGTCGATGGTCTTGCGAACGATGGATTCGACGAACGCTTTTGCGCCTGTCGTTGTCCCTTGGATTTCACGGTAGAGGAAGCTCTTGTTCTTTTCCGAGACGGTCACCTCAAGATACTGAGGCGTGAACCACTTGCCGTCCGAGGCACGCAGAACATTGTCGCCCGGATAGTAGAGGTTGATTTCCTGATTGTAGAGAAGCTGGAACAGGAGCTTAATCGATTGCTCTGTGCCCTTCGTCCCGAAAAGTTCAGAAGCGTGCTTCACGAGACGGCGAGCGTTTGTGAAGGAGTTAGGATCGAAGTTCGCAAGATACTTCTCACGGAAATAGATGACAAACTCATCAATCGTGAGATCAATGTCACGTAGGTTGTAGATGTTGGTCGAGAGGTCTAGAATGCCGTTCTCTTGTTCCATCCATTCATAGTACGCTTCGACAAACTGAATGAACTTCTCTCCGTCTGTGCGGTAGAAGGCTGGAAACTGATTCGCAATGAAAATTGAGAGGGCTTGCTTCTGTTCTCTCATTCGTTAGGTTCTTCAGACAAAATGTTCTTTAGAAGCGGGCGTGAAACCGACTCGTTCTTCACATCCTTGAGTGCGCCGAACTTCGCGTGACGATTGCGCCAGAAAGCCTTGCCGTCAGGTAGCTGGAATTTGGATGGCTTGACGAATTTTCCGATGTGCTTCTCAGCAGTCTGGTAGAGAGCCGAGGCAACGCCTTCGCCTCGATAATCATCATTGACGTGTACCATGTCCACGAAGTGATCGCCGTTCATCTTTGGGTCGGCCACGACATTGATGTGGCCGATAATCTGTTCGTCGTGATTGGCATTGATGGTGAAGCCGCCTTCATGGGGCGTCGGGTTTCTCACTGCACGATTTGGGAGAATGCCACCACCATAGGTAAGTTCGATCTTCTTACCGCTTTTGGTGTTGTGGGTGTGCATGTGCTTTCCGAGATGCATTGATGGCATTGGCATTAGGCGCTCACAGTCACCGTCACATCGTCGATGGACAGTTCTAGAATCTTGTTGTTGTGGACTTCGACTTGCGGTTCAGTCAGTTCGGCATAGACCTTGATCGCCTCGCCAGTGTAGGCAGAGACGTTAAGGTTCGTGATGACGACCTTGCCCGTTGCGTAGTCAACGGTTCCGATGTTAGAGATGACCGTGCGAGAGTCCGCAGAGCGGGTCACGATCTGCACCTGTCCTTGGCCATCGTCTTCTAGGATGCAGGTGCGTCCTTGATAGGTGAACGATGAGGACACCACAGCAGGCTTGTAGTACTGTAGCTGGATCGAATCGAGGATGTCACTTTGTAGCGGGTGCTGGAAGGTGATCGTCTCTGAGTGGTTCTCATTGAGGCTAGGCACCAGATAGTGCGCCAGCTTCATGCGGGTAGAGTTTCCTAGGACCGCCACATTGGAGTCGTCAATTTCCGTCGCCAGTTTCGAGAGGATGAACTGGATGTTGAAGTCGTTCAGGTGCTCGTTGCGATAAGCAGCAATTGACGCAAGGACCGCCGTCTTAATGTCACCTGATGTCAGGTTCGTCTTCGACGGATTGTAGGTCACGTCAGAGACAATCGAGATGTAGAGGAATTGTGGATCGATGACCTTCGGCTTGATCGTCAGAGCCGCACGGGTCTTCAGATAGTCCGAGATTGCGGTTTTCTTCACTTCTGGGATGCCGTCTGCATCAGACAGGTCAACCGAGATCAAAACGCGACCGAAGTCGGGCGGATCAACCTCTTCGCCGCCAAAGACCGAGATGGCTTCGATTTCAGGGAACTGTTCCTTGAGCAGAGTTTCGTAATCTTCTGAGGTCACCGCACGTCCTTGGGTCTTCCAGTGGCGTGGGGCATAGAAGCGGATAGACTCAATGTCCTCTGCCTCCGCACCGCCTGTAGCAGCTTCCACGGTCGTCACACGCACCACGGAGTAGCCGTCGATAGGATCGAGCGGTACAAAGTTTGTTGCGGAGTTTGGAGCTTCCTTGTTCGTCACACGATAGAGAACTTGGATGACATTCGAGTGCGAAACTGCCTTGCCAGCCACGCCGTCTCCGAATAGGAGTTCGTAGCGCTCGTTCTCGGTCGGTGACAGGAAGTAAACTTCCGATGTCGCCGTGAGCCCTAGAAGGGTTGACGAAAACAGGTACGTGTTCGAAATGGTCGATGCCGCAGAAGGATAGACCGAGACAGCGATAGAGTTCGTGTCGATGTCTGGGTTCGACAGAATGTAGCGCTGGTTTGGATTCTGTTCGTTGACCGTGAAGGTTTCTAGAACGTAGGAGCCTTCATAAATCGGCACTGAGTTTGCATAGAAGCGCCCGGCGATAGGCAGCAGCGTATATGACTGGTCCGTCATGAACGTGTAGACACCATTGTCTATACGAGCAGAGAAACGAGTGCCCTTTGCAATCACTATTGAGGTCGGAGAGTCATTGGGGACAACTTCGATGTCCACGTAGCCGACCGCACTGCGGGCCGAGCGAGGCAGATAGTTTAGTTCCTTGGCATGAGAGATCACTGAGTTCTTCAGTTGAGCAGAGTCAAGGAACATTTCCGAGACAGCCATGTTCAAGAAGAACTGCATGTTGTACGAGTTCAGGGAAAGCAAATCCAGCAGGACCGACATGTTCGATCCAGCAAAGTTGTAGTCCTTTAACTGTGGTTTAGATCGCAAAAACTCGATGAGTGATTGCTTTAGACCGTCGAAGTCTATGTTCGTGAGATTGCCAATAGGCGTCGTCGTCATTAACGAACCCTCGCTAGTGTGATTGGAAGGGTTGAGATGTTCGGGCTATTTAGAAGCGAGAACTCAATGATGACGTGGTAGGAATTGTTGTCTGGGTCTGGGATCGCTCGTACACTGTGAAGGTGGACACGCTTCTCGAAATTCTCGATACATGTCTTGATCGAATCCTCGATGGCCCGTTGCGTAGACGGAGCCGCGAGTTCGAACAGGCCGTGGAGTGCACAGCCTAGATTAGATTGGAAGGGGCGCTCGTAGAACCTCGTGAGAACGAGGTTGCGCATGGCCATTTTCACAGCCGCCTCGTTCGTCTTTCGCGAGAGTTCCCGTCTCACAGGGTGCTCTAAGAAGGACGAATCCAAGTCTGCAAAGATAATGTCGTCTAGGGATGCCATTCGAGTCCTTCGCTCTAAATGGCATATTTAGGACCAGATGTGCAAAAGCCCACGGGGTTATCCATGTCATAGGACCCGTGGGCTTCAAAGCCGATTGCTGCGACTTGGTGGTTGATCACAGAGCATCCACCACGACTGTAGGAGACGTTCCCAAGCCCAACCTGCTTCGCCGGTTGGCCCGCTAGTCTGTTCCGCTCAGACGAACGCCCGTGCTATATGGGAGACGGGAATAACCTCTGCGCATTACCGTGCCAGTTCGGGACCTGATTAGAGTAGCAAAAGGAAACGAAGAAGTCAACTCTTCTTTTTCTGGCTGTAGAATTTTTCCTCGTCTACCATCTGCTTGTGGCAATCCACGTGGTAGGCCACATCATCACGAAGAATGCCATTTGGCATGAACCAATTGTCGTCTCGCGACTTGTTGACTTTGATCTTCAGTCCACACCACGAACAGTGCGGTCGCGGTTTCCTCGTCTCAGTGGTGGCCATGTCCTTTTCCTCTCAAGGGCGTCCAATGAACAACGCCGCTCCGTGGATGGTCCCCGCCATGGTGCTTGGGCTTTTCGCAGCCAAGGACGGCAATCACGATGCTTGGCCAAAGGCAAAGCCCCAGATTGAACCATTCCATGACACCCAATTTGTGCGGGTCTACATTCCCATAAACCGCTCCCCAGACAACCAAGGAGAAGGTGCCTAGGACGAACAGCATTATGATGGATAGCGTTCTCATTGATTTAGTCTCTGGCGGTCGCGAACAGCAGGAAGGAAATGCCCACTGCCAGCATGGTGGCGGAAATGGAGTGAAGAACCAACGGTTCCACCATTGGCTTCACGGTTTCGAGGATGATTGCGGCCATGGCTATTCGAGGTCCTTGGCCTTCTTGCGGGCTTCTTCAAGAGCCGTGTTGTAGAGGTCTTGAATCCAAGCTGGCGGTTCTGCCATGACATAGAAGGTTCGCAGCGACCGCTCGCTCATCATCGGGAAAGAGAAGCCGTCCTTGATGTGGGCACCAAGACGCACGATGCGTTGGCCCACGCCGTCCTCAGGTGCATAGAAGCGCTCGATGCGAAGGCTCTCTGGTTCGCCGCCTGCACGGTCCTTGGGAGTGAACCACATGCCGACCTCAAGCGAGCCCGGAGGTTTTGCCGGGACTGCCCAGTCAAGGTTCTCAAAGACCATCCACTCAGGCTGGACCGAGTTATCGGCGTTGTGTCGAAGGGTGACATGGAGCTTCTTCGTGGCCGTCGTATAGCCAGCAGGAACGTCCAGAGCCGGGGCGAGGATCGCCGGGTCTAGGATGGTCACTAGGAAATAGCGCCATGTGCTTCCCGTGCGTTGCCTGTACCAATTGCCTGCTTTGATTTCCATGAATGTCTTCCTTTTGGATTTGGGCTCTACAAAAGAAGAGAGCGTCGCATAGGCTACGACGCTTTCAAGGATTCGTCAACCCGGATAAAGAGACCTCAGGATGAGCGGCTCTGCATACGCAATGGTGAAGAAGGCACACCACATAATGGCGCAGACTCCGAAGAGTCGGGTCATCATTTTGCGTTCGGTGGCTTTAGAAACGACGTTGCGGTGGTGTTCAGTCATCGCTCTCTGTCCCTAGTAGATTTTGCCTTTCTACACCCACGACCTATAGCGGGTCAATGACCGGCCAAAATAATTCACAGGTTCCATGGACCCGGACATTGACGGAAAGTGTACCTTGGGGATATAGTTCCCCTCTCAGCGGAAAACGACAAGAAATGAGGGGACGGCGCAAGTGATCTTGAATTTCATCCTATCCAATAACCTCATCGGAACGGTCGTCTACACGATGATCGCTTCCATCGAAGAGATCGGCAACCGCATTTCCATCCACGAGATTACCAATCCTTGCGGTGATTTCCTTGATTTGAATGAACAGGAAGAATCCGATCTTTTCGACTTCATTGAAATCGCCCACTACAAAATGGTGATCGAGCCGGGTCTGTAGATAAGGAAAAGCCCTCCCACCTCTGACGGTGGGAGGGCTTTGAGGAGAATCAGATGGCCGGTATTAGACCAAGAGTTCTTCGTGCGCCGTGTCGAGGATTTCGACCGAGCGTTGTTGGCAGAAGACCGCTGCATCGAAGCGGCCTTGGCGAGACAGACGGACAGAGTCATTGAACGCTTCCGTCGCCTTCGTGATGCGAACCTTCGTCGAACGATCCGCCTTTTCCTTGCCCTTCATCAGGGTGGCCAGACGGGTGCGCAGCTTGGGTTCGCCACGGTCATAGAGACCCTTCATCGCCTCCTGCGACATCGAAGCATCGATGATCGGAGTTTGCCCCGCTTGACGACGAATCGCCTGCTTGCGGGCCGTTTGACGTTGAGTGTTGGTAGCCATGATTGGCTTGCTTCCCTTTTTCCCGAACCGGAGCCAGCCCCCGGTTCGGGTGATGTAATACCTGAGTTCGTGAGAAGTTGCAAGT